AAAAGTGCTGATTGATGAGCGCGTCCTGCTCGCAATCGAGCGCCGTCGTCCTGTAGGGCTTAGTCGCACCGCCTGGGTGAACTACCTGCTGCAGTACGCCTTGACCAGCCACCCGGAAATTATTGACGTGCGCATGGTTGAAGATTGATATGCCGTATAAGGTCACCGCTTCAGGGTTCGCAATGCTGCCATACGCATTGATGAACACCGTTCAGAACGCAGCAGTTTGGGCTGTATACGCGGCTGTGCATCGTCACGGTTTCAATAGCGCAGAAGGTTGTTGGACCAGCGTCAAGACGCTTGCTGTAGAAACCGGCGTGCATCGCGAAGGCGTGCGCCGTGCTTTGTCTTGGCTTGTCGAAAACGGCTGGCTTGAGGGTGAAAAAAAGCTTGGTTACACCACCGTGTTCAAGGTTCGATCAGACGCGCCTACCCCTACCGGATCCAGTACCCCTACCGGATTCAGTACAGGTGGGGCGTGTACCGCATCCGGTATAGGGGGTGTACCGAATCCAGCACAGGGGGGTGTACCGGATTCAGCACAGGGGGGTGTACCGGATCCGGTACACGAACAAGAACCCTTCAAACAAGAACCCAATAACAAGAACCCTTTAACAAGAACCCAAATAAAAAAGGGGAAGACGGAAAAAGACGCTTTTAGGTTGAAGCGCCTGCCGTCTCACGCGGTTCCCGATGACCTTGCTGCTTGCGGCGACTTGCTTGCCGAGTTTTGGGGTTGCAAAAAAGGCACGCGCTCCGAACGGGTCTTCAACCGCATCTGCAACAAGCTGCGTCAATGGACGCCTGAACAGCGCCAGGAGGCCCTAGAACGCGCCATCAGCGCAGGTTGGGGTGATGTCTTCCAACCAACGCCTCAACGCGCTTACAGCGCCGCTACGGCGACGATGCGCGAATGGACGCCTGAACAGTGGAAAGCCTTAGACGACGTTCACCTCTTCTGATGAAATCCGAAACCTTCCGCCTTGGCCTCAAGGCTGTCGCCAGCGTCACGCCTTACGCCAAAAAGCTCAGCGATGACGAAATCGCTTTTCTCTTCATGACCATGCCAACCGCGATTAAACGCGCTGTCACCGATGAGATGTGGGTGTATGCCTGCTCTCAATACCGAATGGATCCATCACCAAGCAAAGACCTACCGCTTGATCAGCTGCTTTTGTCGTACGTTTACCGAAGGCGCGATGCTCGCCCTGCTTTCGACTGGGGTTTAAAGGCTGACTTGAATCAGCGGATGCTTAACGGTGATCGTTTTCACGCTGAAGCCGCTCTACCGCCGTTGCAGCTGCAGCAGCTACCGCCCGTGTCAAACCCTGCTTTGGAAGGCTTGTTCTGATGCTTTTTGATCCTGCTACCGTGCGCACTCTGTTGCAACGCGGCATCGATAACGGCTGGTGGACTCTGGAGCACCTTGACCATCCGTCTGACGGTTATTGCCGCCTGCAGGCCGAACTAAGCAGGCATCGCATTCCTGAGTTGCGTCAAATGAGTCTCAAATCTCACCGCAACCTGCTCCGCGAGCAACAAATTGTTGAACGTGTTGAAGCGGCGCCGTCACCGCGTGATTTTTCGCCTATTACAGAAACCCCTTCTGAATTTGATTTCTGATGTCTAGCTGCAAGACTAAAGCAACAAGCACTAGTTGGGGAGCTTGGAAATTCAACCCTGACAATCTCACTATCGTTTGGAAGGGATCTTACGAAATTGATTTAGAGCAAATCAACTCATCAGCAAAAATGCTTGATTGGATTTTTCAATGCAAAAAATCGCAACGGGCTGACGACCTGCAAGATTTAATTGCAGCTTTTAGGGACATCTTCAACCCTCAGGCAAATTGTTGCTCGTGGGGGGTTGACAAAATTTTTTCTGGAAGCGAGCTTTCTAAGGTTTATTGCCAAAAGGTCTATCCTGAAAAGTTTTTCAAAAAGAAAAAACGAAAACAACTTTCTCGGAAACTCCGTTATTCAATCCTTGAGCGGGATGGTTTTCGTTGTAATGCTTGCGGAATGTCTGCAAGCGATGGCGCCATTCTCCATGTTGATCATCGAATAGCTGTCGTCAATGGTGGTACAAACGATTTAAGCAACCTTCAGACTCTTTGTTCTGATTGCAACCTCGGCAAGGGGGCTCGATAGTTAAATGCCACGCAAACGCAAAACACCGGCACGCGACATGACCGTTTATCTGCCTTATGAACTATTCGATGCAGTAGACCAAGCCTCAGCTTCTGAAGGTATCCCAAGGTCACATTTCATTGAGCGCATTCTTGCGCATCATCTCAACATCAAAAATTCGTAAATGGCTCAAAGTAGAACACCCGTCAAGATTTACCTGTCGCCTGAAGAACGTCTGATTCTGGATGAGCAAGCTAAAGAGCTTGGTATTCCTCGTGGTGAAATGATCCGTCAGCGTGCATTGTCATCTCTACAGCAGGCTGCAGGCTTGCCGCGAGGCTCACAGGTTTACGCTGACGCGCTGGAAGCTGCTGCACGGTCTTACAGCGGTATCCCGCGAGTTGCTATGGCAGGCATCGTCAGCGCAGTAATCAAGTCGCTTGCAACTCACTGACTGGTATGCCATAATGGTTGAGCCGGAGACGGCAATCACCTCGACAACTGAATCATGCAGATCACTGATCAGCTCACTGCTTTGATCAAGCAGCAAGAGCAACGCAGCACTGAACGCCTACAGCGTCAGCTGCAGCGCACCGAACGGATGCAATCACTACTGCAACGATTGCGGGAGACGGAGGGCTAAGGCCCTCCTTTTTTTCTTGACACGCAGCTACGGTTAAGCCATAATTCCTGTGTTGCTTTGAGTGACATCTAACGCATTGTCGTTAGGACCCACTCACTAAAGCCGGACTGCAGCTCTTTGAGTGATGCGGGCTGATGGGAGCAACATTTACCGCCTCAGCAGTTCACTGCAGAGGCAACAACATTCACAACTCAATCAAACATGGGCGTACGCACGCTGTACCCTGCACCGCCGTGCCCAGACTGCGGCAACGTCAGCCGTGTTTACAACACCGCCTACACCGAAGACGGACGCATTCTTCGCAACAGACAATGCTCTTGGTGCGGTCACTCCTGGTGGACTTTGCAAACACCAGAGCAAAGCATCGATCCTGAAAAGCAGCGCGTCGTTTTGCCTAAATCATTCACTAGCAACAAACATCTACCAGCACGACTCCTAAAACTTGAATCATGCACACCATCGCCTTCATCATCTGCCTGATCACACTGCCGATTGTTTTGCTGCTGTACTTCACAGCATCAAAGCAGCAACATGCAAAACGCATGAGAGCATCAGGCTGTACCTACCGTGTCATTGCGCAACGCTTAGGCGTCTCTCAAACCACCGCACGAAACTACTGCCTACCGTGAGGTGCTTGACACGCTTCAAATAAATGCCATCATGGCCTTGGGAGAGATCCCACCACTCATCGGATTTTGGAATGAACGACTCACTAGCGCTCGGCTTGATCATCGCTGATTACGCACGACGCGACGACTTTCAAGGCATGTGGGACGATCTGATCGTCACCTATCGCCGTGGCAGCACACTGCAGGAACTCGCAGCTGAACTAATTGAAGCTGATGAAGAATTTCTTGCAGAAAAGGCAAATTGAGTTATCGTTGCTTCGGGGTTGCACTACCTCGGGGAGTACGTCAAACACGGAGGCGCAAGCCTCCTTTTTTTTCTTCATTCATGCCTGACAACGTTAATCACCCTGATCACTATCAAGGCAGCCTTGAGTGCATCACTGCTATTCGTGCAGCATTGACGCCTGAAGAGTTTCGCGGTTTCTGTAAAGGCAATGTCATCAAATACGCCTGGCGTGAACGCAACAAAGGCCAGGACGAATCTCTTGCCAAGGCTCGCTGGTACATCGACCAGCTTGTTGATTACAGATGAAACGCGGGGCTAACACGCGCAGGCTTACCGATCAGCAAGTTATCGACATTCTTCAGAGCGATGACAGCGACACCAGTGCAGGCAGGCGTTACGGCGTAAGTCGTTCAACCATCGGTTACATCCGCAACGGCAAGCACTTTGCCAACATCCGACCTGACATCCCACGCCGTAGCAGTAAGACCTGCAACCATTGTCAGCACTGGCAAAATACGCGTTGCACTTTTGGTTTTCCTGATCCGCAGGAAGAAGGCTTACACGCTGCGACCTATTGCAACCTGTACGCGCCTGGCTAGCCGCTTGCGTTTTTCTGTCCGGCATGCCATACTTTGATCAAGCGGGAGACCGCATCTCACACAACTCATGTACTACCACCACGAATCGCTTCTTCAATACGAAGCACGTCAGCGCTACGACGAACGCTCTGACGCACTCCTAGCAGCTTCTTGCCGTCCGTCTTACACCGTCATCACACCAGACTGGCAGCAAGACGCAGACAATGACGAAGAGCTAAAACAACTCCTTGATGACGCTACCCTCTGCGGCTTCAATGATTCTCAAGTCACCGTAGAAACCCTGCCTTTTTGATCATGTACAACATCCATTCACTCAGTGAATATGAGCTTGCTCACCATGCAGCTCAACGCTTCAAACGGCTTTTGATTACTCAAAACATTCCTTCTGACATCGCAGAAAAAATTGAAGACGAAATTCTCCCAGCTCTTGAATACATAGAAAACTGGGAACCGTCAGACGCAGACATTATCTCTAATAATTCTTGCGGCACTCCCTGGCACGATGGCTGCCTTTGACTAACCCTGCCGGGAAGCCTGATACCTGTGGGCTGCAGGTTGAAAGCTATAAAATACCGTACGCAGACGGAAAGGCAGGGCGCGTTTGTGGTCGCGATCAATCTCCCGGCATCAAAATAAAACTAGGCATCAAGTGTGCGCTATCAGAAATGACGCGCAAGTACACCGATTCTTTCGATCATGTGTTCTGAAGGGCACTTCGTGTAAGTCCTAAACACTTCTTCTCAACAATGGACAAACAAAAACGACTCCGCCAAGCTGAACAAAGCAACATTCATCAAGCATTCGCCGACCATGACGCAAGACTTCAGCAGGCTTTCGCCCGCGCCAAAAATCCGAAGCCTATCCTCTGGATTCGTACTCCTCACGGTTGGACCATATCAAGAGACGGTTGAACCGCACGAAATTCAAGCCGTCACTACACTTCTGCAAAAACGCTACATCAGTAACTTTTTGCCAGAATCCGAAAGCTGCTACATTTTTGGCAATCGCAAAAAATTTCTAGACTGTTTATCCTCTTCGGCACAAAGCTTTGTTCAGTAATACGCCCAAAAATCCTAAATCTGCTAATCTCATCGCAGATACTAAATCTGCGTGGCTAGTCTCAACGACCTAAAGCACGATCATAAAAACGCACGCAAGCGCACCAATCAATCCGCCACGCTGATTGAAGAATCACTTAAACGCTACGGTGCTGCACGCAGCATCGTTATCGACGAAGAAAACCGCATCCTTGCAGGCAACGGCACCATTGAAGGTGCCAAAGCCGCAGGCATCAAAAATCTGCGCGTCATCGAAACTGACGGCACTGAAATCATCGCCGTCAAACGCACAGGCTTATCTGAAGAAGAAAAAGTCGGTCTTGCTCTAGCTGATAACCGCACAAGCGACCTGTCTGACTGGAATGCAGACATGCTCAAACAGCTCAGCGAAGAGCAAGACATTACGCCTTGGTTTGACGATGAAGATCTAGCAGAAATCATTGGTGAAGTTGAACAGCTACCAGCTGAAGGATTAACAGACGCTGACGACGTACCCGAACCGCCCGAAGACCCCATCACCAAACCAGGTGACCTCTGGGTGCTTGGTGATCACAGGTTGCTTTGTGGTGACAGCACCAACCCGCAGCACGTCGAACGCCTAATGGATGGCAAGAAGGCGGACATGGTATTTACAGATCCGCCGTATGGCGTTGAATACGACTCAGGCTGGCAAAACAAATTTGGTCAAATAAAAAACGACGACACCATTCTTGAAGTCGCTCCCATCATCTGGCAATTCCTTGCTGATGATTCAGCCGCATTTGTTTGGACATCGCATCACGTCTATCCCATCTGGCGTCAGCAGTTTGATTCCTTCTACAAGCAGACTCTCATCTGGGCGAAGGGTGGTGGTGGCATGGGTGATCTTGAAGGACAGTATGCACTCGACTACGAGATGGCACTTTTCTGCGCCAAGGGCTCTCCCAAGTTTCAAGGCAAACGAGGCATGGCTGTCTGGGACATTGCAAAAGATCGCGCTTCTGAATACGTTCATCCCACGCAAAAGCCCGTTGCATTGGCGGAACAAGCACTTGCTGACTTCACCAAAGCAAGGCATGTCGTACTTGACCTTTTTGGCGGTTCTGGCACCACTCTTATTGCCTGCGAGAAAACCAGCCGCCACTGCCGCATGATGGAACTATCCCCCGCCTACTGCGATGTCATCGCCAAACGCTGGGAAGACTTCACCGGCAAAACCGCTACCTGTGAACCTTCTGAGGCACACTTTGATCAGGAGGAAAACTTCTAATGGCAGCTCGTAACTCATACCAAGGCCAAGCAGTCGAACGCGCTAAACGCTTCGCACGCATCATCGCTAACGGTGGCAGGCGCTCTGACTGCCTTCGCTACGCAGAAGAAAACTGGGGGGTTAAAGCCAGCTCCTGCGATCGTTACCTCAAAATGGCCCGTGATCAGCTAAAAGCTGATTGGGACATTGAACGCCCGCAGATGATTGCTGATCTGTTGTCACAGTGTTCAACATTGCAAATGGAAGCAAGGCGTGCTGGTCAATATCACATAGCCTTAGGGGCAATCAACACCGCTGCCAAGCTGGCTCAACTGTGTTCGTGACTGACGAAAAATTCTGGTATGAGCACTTGCCCGAGACTGATATGTATCGCGTCTGGATGAGCGTTGATGGTGTCAGTTCACACTGTCATGTCAGCAGTATGCACCTGATCGATGAAAAACGCCAGCAACTGCTAAAGTCAATCCATGAAACTAGCGCGTCGTCACTACAAACTCAACGATGAAGTCATCAATAAGGTGCGCTTTCTCGCTGAGTTTGGTGCGCCGCTAGAGCACATCGCATCTGCTGTTGGTGTTAGTTATCCATCATTTCGTATGTGGATTGCTAACGCCAAGGGCGAAAATCCCACCAGGGAGGAGCTAGCGCTTTTAGCGGCTGTTAATGAAGGACGTGCCGCAGGTGGCCTGAGGTTAGTAAGCAAAATTGCAGAATCTGCTGATAAAGGAGAAACCAAAGACGCGCAATGGCTGCTCACTCATGCACCGGCATACCGCAAACATTACAGCGATAATGCAGCCGTAACACGCGCACGTGCGGAAGGTATCGAAGCAGCTGTTGCCGCAATCGCAGAGGCTGGTTTAACACCAGATCAAGAACGTATGGTGCTATTACGCATCCAAGCAAAAACCGGTCAGCAGTTGCTGTTAGCTGATGAGGAAAGGTAACGCAATCTTTGCACGGCTTGCCGAACTGCAGGTTGCGGTACTCGATCGAGCCGAAGACTTCGATCTCGATGCCACATTGCAGCAGATCCATGGTGATCTGCATCCTGGGCAGCTTGATTTCGTAGCTGATAGCAGCACTGAGATCATCGGCGTCAGCGCTGGTTATGGCGCTGGCAAAACCAGAGCGCTCTGCGCCAAGGCGGTGACATTAGCCGCGGCCAATCAGGGCTTTATCGGTACGGTGATGGAGCCAACTGGTCCATTGATTCGTGACATCTGGCAGACCGATTTCGACAGCTTTCTTGAACACTACAGTATTCCTTACACGTTCAGAGCAACACCGCTGCCTGAATACGTCCTGCACTTACCAGGAGGCGATACGAAGATTCTGTGTCGTAGCTTCGAGAATTGGTCGCGCATCATTGGCCTCAACCTTGCATGGGTATTGGCCGATGAGATCGACACCGTAAC